TTCTTATACTCTTCTTCAACGTATTTTTTTACTAGATATTCTAATATTAAAGGAGTCATGAGTAGATTATTTTCAAATTCTTGACGCAATTCTTTAATCTTTTGAATTAGCTTCTCTTCTGGATTAAGCAAGATTTCATCCCTCCTATTTTTTATAAAATCACTTTGCCGACTAATTTAACGCTTTGATTCTCATAAAAATGAAGGTCTTTGTAATTTTTATTTAATGAGATTAAAGTTAATCTGTCATCTTCTACAATCACCTTCTTTAAATACGCCTCTTCTTCAATGATAAATATTCCTATTTGACCATTCTTTATATTATGCGTTTTCTCCACAAATATAATTTCGCCATCTTTAAACATAGGTTCCATAGAGTCACCGTTAACTTTCAATGCTAAATCATGTGGAGGTACTGGAGCCTTAACCATTTCAGTAAATAACGTTTCTTCATGCAGACGTTCTCCCACACCTGCAGAGACGCAACCGTTAACATTAACTTCAATTTTATCTTGTTTATAAGAATTAATATCGACAACATTATCGCCTTTGGAATTCTGTTCTTCTAGTTGATCGTGAGCATAGTTGAGGACGTTTTGTTGGCGAGGAGGTGTGAGTTTGATTAGTGTAGTAATTGATTCAGTGATTACCGAATCGTCTAAATCCATTACATTTTCGGGTTTGATATTTAAACCTTTACAAATTTTTATAATATTTTCTACTTTGGCGTTGAATACACCTCGTTCCAAAATAGAACGAACTGTTGTATAAGCTAACCCTATATCTTCTGAAAAAGCTTTTACTGAACCGGATTTCATTTCCATCAAATGTTTTAAATGCTTTTCTTTATCCATTTTGGTTACCCCATTTCTAAAATATACTTATATAATAACATGCGAAAAATCGTATATCAAGATAAAGGAAATAAAAAATACGAAAATTAGTATTGGCTCGATACGAAAATTCGTATATAGTGTACTTAAGCACTTCAGCAGTGCTAAATTTTAAAATCTAAAATACGAAAATTCGTATAGTTGGAGGAGGTACTATGTTGACCAATTTAGAAAAGGTCAGAAAACAGAATAAAGTATCTCTGGTGGATATCGCAGATTTATTGGAAGTCCGATATCAAACAGTATCAGATAAGATTAACGGTATTTCAGATTTCAAATTCGGAGAAGCGTTACTTATTAAAAATACTTTCTTTCCAGAGTATGAAATTGAATATCTGTTTTCAAGAGACGAAGAAAAACAAAAACAACCAACATAAGGAGGATAAAACAATGAAAGAAATAAAAAAGCTAGCAGATCCAGAAATTCGTGTTATTGAAAAAGTTAAAAATTTACTCAATGAAGAACAAAAACTATTAAAAAAGGGATTAAACGAAGAAATAAAAAATGCCAAACTTTCATACGCTGAAATAAATGAAGTTCTCTACCTAATCGATAGAGAACAACATTATCTAGCTAACCATCGTCGCTAAGTTGAAATTGGCTAAATAAATCTTTGTCAGCCTTTTCAGAATCAGCAATATATTTTTCATACTGCTCCTTAGTTCCGCCCAGAACATATTCAGTATTGTAATAAGCTTGTCCGTTATCCAAAATATGAGTCAATTTTGTACCAACGTGAACAAGTTCCCAACCATCTTTGAGAAAGCTATTAACAGATTTTTCAGCCATATCATCATGAAAAGATAAAAGATGATAGTAATTTTTCATAAGTTTTTCACCTCCTTAACAGGAGTATAGCAGAAAATTTATGAACAAAATTCACAATTGAACAACTAATTTAAGGAGGACATTATGAACGAAGAGCATAAAAAGGAATTAATGTCGATATTAAATGACAAAAATCATCATTTAACAAAAGCCAAACTATTATTACTCGCTTTAAGAAGAGGAAGTGCAGATTACAATCGTTCAGTCGGCTATTTAATAAAGTGTTTGAACGAGAATAACCGACCGAAAGAAGAATTTAAAACACAATCGATATTACCAATGCTGTTATCGATACTAGCAACGATAATGTCGATAGTAGCAGTGGTATTGCAAATTTTAAATTAAAGTTTTCGAAGAATTCTCTACCCTCATCAGAGATATAGACGTAATCGTCATGAATAGGAAAATAACCGTCAAAATCCACAATTTTTTGATAGATGTAATTTTTGTTTAATAAACGATCAGTAGTTCTATTATCTTTGTATTTCAATTGGCCTTTAAGATAAAGCGAAAACAAGTAACAGTACATTTTAAAACTCACACTTATCACCCCCTCCCTAAGGAGATAAGAAAAGTATAGCACAACAAATATAAATAGGAGGTGCCCTTATGGTTCAAACAATACAAATAACTGCATCAATTCCTGAAGGATTTGTACTCATTGAAAGTGAAAAGTTTAGAGAATTAGAGGATTTAGCAAATGACCCAGTGTGGGATCTAAAAGACCTAAAAAAGAAATTAAAAATGTCGGCTGATGACACTATCAAAAACAAGTTTTTATTTAATCCCAAATTCGAAAAAGAACTCAAGCGACTTGGAATTGCACACTATCCAGATGATTCATTTAATCGATGGAGATTCAACGCTAGAAAAATGAGCAGATATATCGATGAAAATTTTGCAGAAATTATCAAAGCGAAAGGAGTAGGAATTTAGAATGAATAAACTGTTAGCTCTAATCATCGCATTAATAACAACGTTCGTAGTGACTACACCTTTCGCGTTCGAGGCTTATTTCACCACAACGATATTCGTATCAATAATCACAATGACAACTACTTATTATGCATCAAAGTATGTAATTAGTGCATAAAAAAAGACTGGATGTAGGGGGAATCCAACAAACAGTCAGTGATTGATATTGTGCGAAATATCTAAGTACATTATATCAAGATTTCAAATATTAACAATATACAATGTGTGTGTTTTTGGATGAGATTACACAAAAAAAGACTGAATGCTAGCTGCAACTAGCATTCAGTCGAGGTCGGACAATTAACATTAGATTCCGACCTCATTATATCAAATAAGGAGGAAAATGCAAATGTATTACGAAATAGGACAAGAATTTTCGAAAACAATCACGATAGATGGATTCAAATTTTATATGTACGTAGCCAAAACTAAATTCGGAGTCGATGTAACAATTCAAGATCGTGACGATAATACGGTCAGTGAAATCAAAATAAGTGATTTGTCCGGTATAGAAAGTGCTACTGACCTTTTAATGCAAGATGCGCGTACATGGATTGAACAAAACGTAGATGAATATGAACACATTATGAATCAACTGTTAGGGGGGGTTCGATGAGTAATTTATTTCAATTGTCAACAAGTTATCAACAAGTACTTGATTTAATCGAACAAGGTATGGATCCTAGCGATTTAAAAGACACTCTAGATTCAATTGAAGTTGAATTGAATGTAAAGGTAGATAATACGATTGGATTAAAACGAAGTGTGGATGCTGATGTCGATGCGATTGAAAAAGAAATTAAACGTTTGCAAGGACTTAAACAACAGAAACAAAACTTTTCAGACCGTTTAAAAAATTATCTACAAGAAATGTTAGACATTCAAGGATTACAGAAGTTTAGAACATCCACAAACTATATCTACAAACGCAAGAATGCGCCTAGTGTTCACATTACAGATGAAAAGTTAATCGGTAGTTATTATTGGGTATCACAAGCGCCGAAACTTAATAAAAAGCAAATTAAAGACGATATCAAAGCAGGTATCAAAGTTGACGGTGCTGAATTACGTGACAGTGAAAGCTTGGTGATTAAGTAATGGCTTTTAATATATCAAGTGCGAAAGATATCACAACAGATAAAGCGACTTATCTGTTGTATGCAAAACCAGGTACTGGTAAAACACACACATTAAATTTTTTACCAGGCAAAACGCTATATATCAATGTTGATAAATCTGAACGACCATTAAAAGGTAACGAAAACATTGACATCCTTAATTTCAACACTCACGATGCGTGGGAAGAATGGTCAGATCTCATGAAGTGGATGGCAGACAATAAAGAGATAATAGAAAAATACGACACTATCGCAGTTGATAACATTTCAGAATTAGGACGCTCAATGCTTGCAGATTTAGGGCGAAAAGGTAAAAACCACCGTGTACCTGAAATGTCACATTATCAACGTACAGACTTTTTCACAATCGACAGTTTTAGATTCATGCAGAACTTTAATAAAAGGCTTGTATTTCTAGCATGGGAAGTTAATTTCGACTTTTATAACGCAAGTGGACAACAAGTCACACAAGCCGTTCCTGATATCAGAAAAACAATCAGAGATAATATTGCAGGTCTTTGTCAAGTGGTTGGGCGATTAGTTTTTAACGAAAGCACAGGGAAAAGAGGTTTTATTCTTTCTCCAACAAACAGTGTGTTTGCAAAGAATCAATTAGATAATCGTGAACATTGCCTACAAGAAGATTTATTTAAAGTGGGCGACACGGATGACTAATTTTAACCTTTACGATTACCAGCAATCATTAGTGGACAACGCAAGGTTACAGCTTGCTAAACACAATGGTGTGTTAATACAGGCACCGCCTGGAAGTGGGAAATCAGTTATGATTGCGGAAATCATTAAGCTTGCCACTGAAAAAGGTAACAGAGTGTTATTCATTGTCCACAGGAAAGAATTGATTGAGCAAATTAAAAACACTTTAACTAGACACAATGTCGATTTATCGATGATAGATATTTATTCGGAAAAACGAGCTAAGAATAACCTTGCTAAGTTAATACCACCAAAGATTATTGTTACCGATGAAACTCATCACAGTAGAGCTAAAACCTATACAGAAATTTATGAATACTTTAGTGATGCGTGGCGTGTTGGATTTACTGCAACACCCTGGCGTTCAAATGGAAAAGGATTTACTGATATTTATTCAACAATGGTGGAAGGTCCTACTGTTGAATGGTTAATCGATAACAATAAGTTAGCGCCTTATAAGTACAAAAGTATAGCGTTAGTTGATTCTAGCAAATTAAAGAAGTCAAGCACTGGAGACTATACAAAAAAGTCGATGGACGAAGCCGTACCTAAAGCAATATATGGAGACATCGTAAGTAGTTATAAAAAGTTTGCAAATGGTCAAAAAACAATACTTTATGCCCACAGTGTTGAGGCAAGCAAATCAATTGCCGATAAATTTACTCAATCAGGTATTACGGCAGTACATGCAGACGCTAAAACGCCGAAATCAGAACGTGAAAAAATCATGCAGGACTTTAGAAATAACAAAGTCAAAGTACTGTGCAATGTCGATTTAATTAGTGAGGGGTTCGACGTGCCTGACTGTACATGCGTCATTCTCGCTAGACCAACTGATTCACTCGTTTTATACATGCAGCAGTCAATGCGGTCAATGCGTTATCAACCAGGCAAAGTAGCAACAATCATTGATCATGTCGGAAATTACACAAGACACAATTTACCTGACTTTAAACACAACTGGGATGAACATTTTAACGGTACTGATGAGAAAAAGAAACGTAAGTACAAAGGTGACGCAGAAGTCGGCTTAAAAAACTGTGACGAATGCTACAGCGTTTATGAATCTAACTTAAAGTTTTGCCCTAACTGTGGACATGAAAATGAAGTGATTAAAGAAGAATTAGAAAATGTTGAAGCAGAACTAACAGACATCAAACCATTCAAAGTGGATTACACATTACAGAAATACAGTAAAGACAACAAGGACAAGTCAGAACTAAAGACACTTGAAGATTTCTACTTATATGTCAAAGCAAACAATTACAAAGAAACATGGATTAAATTTAACAATCCTAATTATTACAATGCACCGTTCCCAAAATTATATGCAGATTTAAAACCAATAAAACAAAAATACGGATATTAAAGGAGACTATATATTATGGCTTTATTTACAACAGATTACTCAAATGTTAACGAAATGGATTTCGGACCACTACCTGAAGGAGAATACGAAGTGATTATCACACAAGTGTCAGAAGGTTCTACACCTAACGGCAAAGAAAAAGTAGGTTTACGTTTAGTCGTACGAAATGATTTATCGAAAGTACCTGATTTAAACAAAACAAACGGTAAGTATGCTAACAGAATCATCTTTGTAGACGAATGGAAACGTACTATTGATGGTCAATACAAATATAAGATTGATAACTTTATGCACTATTTAAACGGTGTGGGCGTACCTGAAGGTACACAAGTAAAAGACTTTGAACACTTATTAAGTTTAATGCGTAACAAACCAGTACGTGTGTTCGTTAAGCAGGAAGAAAACGAATATAAAGGTGAAAAGCAAACAGTCAATCGTGTGGCACCTTGGAACTTCAAACGTACTAAATTTGAACAAGTAAACCATGAATTTAAAGATGACGATGCGAACAATGATAATTCGTTTGATCTCGATAATGATGATTTACCGTTTTAAATAGGAGGATAATTCAATGTTTCCAAAGGAATTAACTAAATTAAACAACTGGTGTGTTTGGAAATATCAAAAACGTAACGGCAAGTTAACGAAAGTTCCTTTTAATGCGGAAACAGGCGAATTTGCAAAGTCGAATGATCCAAACACATGGTGCAATTACGAAACAGCAATTAATTTTACAGGTGCTGACGGTGTGGGGTTCTTCTTTGAACCGCCATACCTAGGCATTGATATAGACAATGTAGAAGATGACATCCACAGATACAGACAAGGCGATAAGTTAGATAACATCGTATCTGAATTTACTGAAGCATTTAAGACTTATACAGAAGTCAGTCCATCAGGTAACGGACTTCACTTAATCGTAAAAGGTAAAATACCTGGCGAACGTCGACGTAAGGGCAACATTGAAATGTATGACAGTGGTCGATTCTTCACAATGACAGGTAACATAATCGGTAAGTATAAAGATGTTACAGAGGCATCACCTCAATTATTCAAAGAGATATACAAAAAATATTTTCCTGACAATTCAAATGTCATCCAACATCCATCTAACAACTTTCAAGATAACATCCACAATTTGTCTGAAATGGAAGTTATCAACGAAATATACCAATCTAAACAAGCTAAGATATTTGATGATTTAATGCGTGGGAACTACGAGCAATATTACGGGTCACATTCTGAGGCAGATATGGCACTAGCAAATATACTAGCGTTTTGGTGTGCTAAGGATTACACGCAAATGGATAGCATCTTTAGACAATCTAATTTATATCGTGATAAGTGGGATGAGAAACGTAAAAATTCAACTTACGGAGAACAAACGCTATTTAAAGCAATAAATGAAACAAACAATGTATACACCCCTAAAGCTAAAGACGAACCACTTAAATATGCATTAAGTCACATATTCGATGAAGCAGACAATAAAAAAGAGTATCCAATTAGAAGTTATGATGATACTGGTAATGCTGATAGATTTATAGATCGCTACGGACAACTTTATAAATACAGTTATATCAGTAATAAATTTTATATTTATGACGGTACTAAATGGGCAGTTGATGATAGAGGTTCAATCAGACGTTTAATTGATGAAATGATAGAGGACATTAAAAATGAAAAAGTCGTCCACAGTGATGATGTGTCAGAAGAAGAAGCACGAGAGTTTTTTCAAAAATATTATAAGAAAACACGTGGCACTCAAGCTAAGAAAAATATCATGAATGAATTAATGCACAGACAACCTGTTACACCTGATAACTTCGATAAAGACAATATGCTACTTAATGTAGCTAATGGATATATCGATTTAACCTCACGTGAGTTATACCCACATGATATTGATAAAATGTTTAGTCAAATTGCAAATACGGATTATTCAGAGAAAATGCAACCTGCCGTGTGGTTAGACTTTCTGAACGATATATTCGACGGCAATAAAGAAGTGATTCGTTACATTCAAAAAGCACTAGGATATTCACTTACTGGAAGTACACGGGAACAAGTTATGTTTATCCTGCACGGTAAAGGACGTAATGGTAAAAGTATATTTGTCGAAACCATTGCAGAGATACTAGGTGATTACTCAAATAACATGCAAGCAAAATCATTAATGGTAAAGAAAAACGATAACGTCAACACAGACATTGCTCGATTAAGTAAAGCTCGATTTGTTACGTCATCTGAACCAAATGAGGGATTCAGATTTGATGAAGGGCTTATTAAACAAATCACAGGTGGCGATAAAGTAACAGCACGGTTTTTATACGCAGAAGAATTTGAGTATACGCCTAAATTTAAAATATGGGTGTCTACTAACCACAAACCGATTATTCGTGGTACTGATGATGGAATTTGGCGTCGATTAGTATTAATCCCATTCGAAGTACAAATACCTGAAGAAAAAGTTGATAAGGATCTTAAGTACAAACTTTTACGTGAAGCGCCTGCAATCCTTAACTGGATGACAGAGGGGGCGTATATGTGGATGCAAGAAGGATTGACAATGCCTGATAAGTTAAAAGATGCCGTAAATAATTACCGAAAAGAAATGGATACACTCGGACAATTCATAGCAGATAAATGTGAAATTGACCGCAGCTATTCAGAACGTGTGAGTAATTTACACAACGCTTATAAAGAATAGGCTTTAGAAAATTTCACTAACACCAAGACGTTGGGATTAAAAAGTTTTAGTCAAAAAATGGAAGAACGATTTATTAAAGAAAATAGACGAGATGCAAATTATTTTGTCGGATTGAAAATTAAAGAAAAATATACTGGGTTAACTCAAATATTTAATTAGTGTGGAACTTGTGAGGAGGGTGTGTGGAACTTCAGAGGTAGCAAGTTCCGCCATTCAAACCCTTGATACTATGCCTTTTTATATACTTTGTGGAACTTGTGGAACTTTAAATAGGAAAAGTATGTATACGTAAAAAATAAATATATATATAAGAGTTTGACGGTTTATAAGAATAACCCTCCACAACCTCCACAACACACCTTAAACCCTTGAGAGAGTAAGAGCGAATGTGTGGAACTTCGGTGGAACAACCCTCCACAATCCCTCCACATAATAAGGAGAACTTAATATTAATGAAAACTGAACAACAAATTCAAAATAACATTATTCTTGCTGCAAATAAATGTGGACATCGATTATGGAGAGCTAATGCAGGAAAAGTTATCACAAAAGATAAACGAGTAATTAATTTGTTTCCTAAAGGATTCCCCGACACAGTGGGATTCAGAAAATCAGATGGAAAGTTTATTGCAATAGAAGTGAAAACGAAACAATGAAGATTAAGAGATGATCAGATAAAATTTCGGAATTTTGCGAAAACACAACCGATACTATATGGTGTCGCTCGCAGTGTAGAAGACGCACTAAAAATTATAGAGGGGGATTAATATGTTTAAAGTGTATGTAAAACGAAACGATTTAAAAAAAGCAATGTTTATAAAAGGTTTAAATTTGTCAACTTTAGCAATCAAGGCAGAATTAAGCTCAACGTATTTAAGCCAAATTGTTAATGGTAAGAAAACACCTAGTCCAAAACTAGCAAAAAAGATAGCGGACGCTCTAGATGTTGAAATTGAAGATGTTTTTGAAATCTAATTTAAATAGAAGGTGATTAATATGCGTACAGTAATAGCGTTAAAACGTAAAGGAGAAAAAATAGCGCAATCTGAATTAGATAATTGGGACCAAATGAAGACAGAAAAAGCATATCAGGAATACAGAAGTAAACGTAAAGACAAACCATGGTTAAAGACAGTGAGGCAATCTGTGCCAGCGAGTCCTGCATATCGTGATTTATGTCGATATGTAGGTGTACCAGTAAAGGAACCTCATGAATTTGAAGGCATCGAAACCGAAGAAACAGTTGAACTTATCGAATTCCCTACTATCGAAAGAGATAAATCAAAAGTGTGGAGCTATAACGGACAAGAATTTACTACAAACCAGTTAGCTAAAAAAGTGGGTGTCGATAGAAAAGTAATTACTCAACGCTTACGTAAGGGTTGGACCATAAGACACATATTAAAGCATGGGGGTGTGATTCGATGAAAATAAGAGAATTAAACATTGATGATCGTGTTGCATTTTACACAGACAGCGAGCAAGAAAAGCCTTACGAAGGTAAAGTAACAGAACTTTATTACAACTTTAAGGGCAAAGAGAATGCCGAAGTTGAATTAGAAAATGGATTTTATTATTACCTTACAGATGACGATGATTGGGAGGTTATTTACTGATGAACACATTCCACTTATACAATATTGCAGGGGATAAAGTGATGATCGTACGTGAAACTGATGGAGGATATAACATGCGTGGGTTTCCGAAATCACACTTCAGTCACATAGATGATTTCTTCACTTATGCAGAGTTTAACGAATACAAGGCAATACACAATCTGATGTTTGCAGAGGAGTTAGGCAGTCAGATTAGCATATTTGATATGTAGGGGGATTAAGAATGGTAAAGATTGATTATAAACACATATGGCAGGATTGGAAAGAAAGGCAAATGAGACTTTTTGTATCAATTTATGCAAACGCAAAATTAAGTGGCGAAAAAGAATTAATAAGAAAGTGTAATTTAAAACATGCAGAACTATTAGAAATGGATAAATACGATGGCACACAAGAATTCCAAAACCTACTACATGATTTAGAAAGGGCGAATGTAAATGACCTTAAGCAATAAGCTATACATCTTTAAAGCGCGTGTATTACGTGTGATTGACGGTGATACTTTGGAGATGCGCATTGATCTAGGTTTTCATACACATACGGTACGTAAAGTTAGATTGTTAGGAGTGGATACACCTGAACGAGGTAAACCTGGATATAACGAGGCAAAAGCATTTACTACTCAAACTATGCTAGGTAAGGACGTGTACGTGCAGACGTATCAAGCCGATGCGTTTGGTAGATACCTAGCTGATGTGTGGTATCAAGAGGGCGATAACGAGTTTAGATTGAGTCATGAATTAACTGTACGTGGATTAGTTAAAGAAGTTAGTAAATGGAATGAGGGGAAACGGGAATGGAATCAAAATTTTTTGTAGTTGAAGTGAATGAAGGTATTTATTTAGAACGAAATATAATGCTCGGTGAAGGGTGGTTTCCAACGTACGACATAAATGAGGCTTATCAATTTATGTCCCGAGATAAGGCATACGCTATTGCATTTAAGTGGGGCGGTAAAGTGCTAGGCTGTACTGTAGAAATTAGAACCTATGAGGAGGACGAGTAAATGACTGCATGGACGCTTATATTTACTTTTGTTGTTTGTGTGTTAACGGAATATTTCCTCCATCATCGATTCAACAACAAGTATGTAGGTAGGATTTGTAGTTTTGTTTTTATGTTGATTGTGTGGGCGCTGTTCATCTCGGTTACTAAGTTTGAAGGGGCAAAAGGCTTGGCTTTTGTCACAGCAATTTTTATTGTAAATGCAATGTACGAAATTAGAACGCTTAATCTCACTAAGGAGGACGAATAAATGCTAGAAATCATTGATCAACGTGACGCCTTACTAGAAGATAAAAATCAAAACGACGATTGGTGGAACGAGTTAGATTATTGGTTAAACAAACGTAAAACGGAAAACGAAAAAATCGAAATTGATAGAGTACTTAAATTTATTGAGGAATTAAAACGATAGGAGAATGGATATGGATCAATTACAAATCAAATTGTTATCGGATAACGCAACATTACCAACACGTAATCACTCAACAGATGCAGGGTTTGATATTTATGCAGCAGAAACAACTACACTTGAACCACAAGAAAAAGCGTTAATCAGTACTGACGTGGCTGTAAATATTCCTAAGGGTTACGTTGGATTACTTACTAGCAGAAGTGGTGTAAGTAGTAAAACACACCTTGTGCTTGAAACAGGTAAGATTGATGCGGGGTTCACAGGCAATATGAAGATTAATATTAAGAATGACCATGAAGACAACGGGGCGGAAACAATTTTTAGACGTGATTTAAAAGATGAAATAATCATTGAAGATGAACGTCATTTATATAAACAAGGTACTTATGTCATCAACAAAGGCGACAAGTTAGCACAATTGGTTATCGTGCCTATATGGACGCCAACATTACAGGTGGTTGATGAGTTTAGTGAGGTGACAGAGCGTGGAGGCAAAGGGTTCGGGTCATCAGGATTCTAGTAGTAAAGACGTACTGCAACGAATCAAGGAGTTACTTAATAAGGAGTGATCATGTGAAAATTATTCTACACACACTGGTGACAATTCTGATTTATGAGGGTGCTAAGGCGTTAATGAGTAAAAGGTTAGGTGACGAGTAATGTATATAGCGTTAATTATAATACTGTCACTTTTATCAATAGTATTACTGATACGCAATACAATACTGCAAAAGAGAAATGAGTTACTTCACTATTCATTAAGTGTGCTTGTTGGTCACATATTTGATGAACGTGGAGAAGATTATGTGAAGAAGCTGATGAAGTAGGAGGATATAAATGTACACACCTAATGATATTAGAGAGATGTTGAAAGATTATGAGTGGATGATTAATGAGTTAGAAAGTGCTACTTTAAATATGGATAGTACATCTATAGCACAATATGGTGTGGAAGCAAGCCAACCAAAACCACAAGGATTTACGTCTGATAAAGTATGTAACTTGATATTAAAGAAAGAAAAGGAAGATAGAAAATTAGTTAAATGGGCTAGAAAGGTTAAGTTCATTGATGAATGCGAACAACTGCTTCAAAAAGATTTTGACGTATTTATTTATCGTAAGTTGAAGCAAGGGTATTCCCATTCAACAATAGGTAAGATGAGTGGCGAACATAAATCAACAATTAGTAATAGAGTAACTAAGATAGTTGAGATTATGAGCAATGCGTCAAAATCGTCATAATAAACAATTTTGTATTACGCTAACTTTATTTATTATAATGGACTTGTCAATACTATATAACTAAGATGTTCAGGTTTCCCTTAGCCTGAGCGTCTGTGTATATTGATATGAATTACACACGTGTGGTTGATATGAGTGTATAACTCAAATAAAATAATCAAAACATAATCACTAGACACTGTTTACGCGCAGTGTCTTTTTATATTGAGGTGCTAAATGGAATTAAATAAGTATCAATCCTTAAAGCAACCAACAGACTACAATAAACATCTACTGTCATTAGTATCTGTGGTAGGTCAGTTAGTAGATAACGATGACAACGACACAGTGACTATGTTACTAGGTGATGCACTAGAACATATTACATGTATGGCATCGCTTAATAATGTAACGCTAGATACTGTGGCAGGACTTAATGTGAATACGTATCAACCCGACTTACACAAGGTTATTAATAAAGGTGATGCAGTGACTTTCAACAAAGACAAGTACATTGTGCATGACATCATTGGTAATCAAGTATTGATTGCGAACCAAACTAAAGACATTGTGGTCGACATTAAAGACTTAGGACGGTGATTGGATGGCAGTAATGAGACGATGCAATCATCCAACATGCAATACACTTATATCTTTTAATGAAACATACTGTGACAAGCATAAACCATATGTAAATGATAAATATAATGACGTAAGACGACGGAATGACCCTGAATACTTACGTTTTTATAAGTCTAGGCAGTGGCAGAGAATGCGTGAAATTGTGTTGATGGAGAATGATTATATTTGTAGATCATGTGGACGACAAGCACAAATGGTTGACCATATTATCCCGACGAAAGTTGATTGGTCGAAACGGCTGGAAAAAGAAAACTTACAGCCATTGTGTTACGAATGTCACAATCAAAAAACGAAAAGAGAGCAAAAGGAAGTCCCCCACATTAAAGAACGGGGGCAGTGAGGAAGGCGACGAAGAACGAGGCGCACTCTTCTTCTCAAAGAATTCCCTTAATTTTTAATACCAGGTACTAAAATGTAATGGAGGTGCTAAAAATGGCAGGTAGACCCCGAAAACTTCTGCATAATTCGAAGAAGAATTACACCAAAGAAGAAATAGTCGAAAAAGAACGCCAAGAAGCGCAATTAAACAAATTTTCAAAGATAGACTCACATCCAACTGACTTTTTAGATGACATCGCAAAAGAAGAATACTTAAGAATATTGCCTTACATGCAAGAATTGCCTATATCAAACTTGGATAAAGCACAACTTTCACAATACTGCAGTTTTTACAGTGATTTTGTAAGAGCAAGCCTGCATTTAGAAGCGACAGGTGGCGTTGTTATTGAAGGAGCGAATGGAGAATCTAAAGTGAACCCAGCATTTACTGCTAAAGAGAAAGCGGGAACACGAATGCAACAGGTGGCGAATACTCTAGGTTTAACAATTGATAGCCGTTTACGCATTGTCGTTCCTGAAGAAAAAGAAGATGATGATCCGTTCAAACAATTTGTGAGTGATGAGTAATGGATTATGCAACACTTTATGCTCAAAAGGTAGTAAACGGCGAAATTCTCACGAGTAAAAAGAATTATGCTGTAGCTAAACGTCACTTAAACGATTTAAATAATTCTCCTGAAGGTTGTTACTGGGATGTTGAGAAAGCAAACAAAGCAATAAAATTCATCGAGATGTTACCTGACCCTAAAACGAATGAACCTATGCCTTTAATGCTCTTTCAAAAGTTTATTGTAGGTAGTATTTACGGTTGGCGACGTGATGGTGGTTTTAGGCGGTTTACTAAATGTTATGTAAGTATGGCACGTAAACAAGGTAAATCGCTAGTGGTATCAGGCATGTCACTGAATGAATTGTTATTTGGTCAATATCCGAAATATAACCGACAAATATATGTATCATCATCAACTTACAAGCAAGCGCAAACAATATTCAAAATGGCTAGTCAACAAATTAAGATGTTACGTTCAAAAAGTGACTATATCCGCAAGTCAACAGATGTACGCAAAACAGATTTAGCACACATTGACTCAACTAGTGTATTTGAGCCACTTTCTAACAATCCAGATGCAGTTGATGGTAAAGACCCAACAGTGGCTATACTGGACGAGCTAGCAAGCATGCCAGACGATGAAATGTATTCAAGATTTAAAACGGGTATGACGTTACAGAAGAATCCACTCACTCTCTTAATTTCAACGGCAGGGGACAACTTGAACAGTCAAATGTACCAGGAATATAAATACATCTCTAAAATTTTATCAGGCGAAGTTAAAGCGGATAATTACTTTGTTTATTGTGCAGAAATGGATTCAGAAGATGAAGTGAATGACGAATCACTGTGGATTAAGGCAATGCCGCTTTTAGAGTCTGAAGAACATAGAGACACAATACTGAGAAATATTAAAGCGGATATTCAAGATGAATTAGAAAAAGGTACGTCATTTCATAAGATTTTGATTAAAAACTTTAACCTTTGGCAAGCGAACAAAGAAGATAGCTTAATCAATATTAATGAATGGGAATCAATCGAAGTGAATCGTGATGATTATAGTTTGTACGGCAAAGACGTTTATATCGGTGTCGATTTATCAAGACTTGACGACTTAACTTCTGTAGGGTTTATATTCCCAACAGATGATGGTGATATGTTAATTGACAGCCATTCGTTTATTGGATTAAGGACCACGCTCGAACAGAAGTCGAAACGTGACAAGATTAATTATGATAAATTAATTAATACAGGTGAGGCAGAAGTGACAACATCTGAGAGTGGCATGATTGATTATAAGCGTGTTATTGAGTATATATTCGACGTTGTGGAAGAGTATCAATTAAACGTAAAAGCATTGTGTTATGATCCATGGAATGCACAGTCATTTGTGACCACACTAGAATCCATGGTAATTGATTGGCCACTAATTGAAGTTGGGCAAAGTTTCAGAAGTCTTTCACAGCCTATTAAGCAATTTCGAGTATGGGTTGCTGAAAAGACGATTAAACATTTTGGTAATAACCTATTAACCATTGCCGTAAATAACGCTGTTTTAATTTACGACGGAGAGGACAACGTTAAGATTAACAAGAAGAGGAATCGACAAAAGATTGACCCCATCATCTCTGTCATAACTGCTTTTAGTGAAGCGAGTATGCATGAATTCGAGGTGGATTGGTCATCAATATATGAAAATGAAGAATTCGGATTTTAAAGGAGGTGCGATGATGAAATTAAACAAACTTTTAATACCGTTAAAACTATTGGTTGTTAACATTGTTAGCATCCTTTTTTTATTAGGTTTAATCATAATGAATACCGCAACTTACTTAGCATTTGGAGTTGAGTTAGGACTAGCTAACACAGGCGTTTTCCTAGTGGTTATTGCGTTAATCATTGACAACGAATCACGGGAGAGGAGGTGATTAAGTGGGTATCTTCTTAAGAAACGAAAATAGAGATTTACAGTATAACGAAGATGATCTACAAATGATGGTTCAGACGTTACCTGGTTTTCAGGGTACTAATTTAAGGCAGTATACGCCTATAGATGCCATTAAGCACAGTGACATTTTTACAGCAGTAATGATGATTGCGTCTGATTTAGCACGTATGCCGATTAGATTAAACGTTAACGGCCAGATTGATTATAGCAATAAGATTGTCAATCTATTAAATACAAGACCAAATTCACTGTATAACGGCTATATTTTTAAATTGGTTGTATTTGCCAATGCTTTATTAACATCTCATGGTTACGTTGAAATCACACGTGATAAGTTGGGTAATCCGGTTAGTTTAACTTTTAGAAAAACTTCAGAAGTAGAATTAAAATCTGACCGAATGGGACGTCCTTATTATTCACATGAACGTACTGATGATAACGGTAAGTTTATTAGGCGAGATATTAAATATGAAGATATGTTAGACATTAAATTCTATTCATTAGACGGGATTCATGGATTGTCGTTACTAGACACGTTAAGCAGGACGATTGATTCTGATAACAATGGTAAGGACTTTTTAAACAACTTCTTACGTAATGGCACGCATGCAGGCGGAATACTTAAGATGAAAGGCGTCTTAAACGATAAAAAAGCAAGAAACCGTGCAAGAGAAGAATTCCACAAAGCATTCAGCGGTACTAAACAAGCCGGTAAAGTGGTTGTGCTTGATGAATCGATGACATTCGACCAGTTAGAAGTCGACACTGAAGTGTTAAAGTTAATTCGTGAGAATAAATCGTCCACACGTGAGATTGCCGGTGTATTTGGTATACCGTTGCATAAATTTGGCATCGAAACAACGAATATGAGTATTACAGATGCTAACCTTGACTATCTTTCAACGTTAAAACCTTACATTACATGTGTGTGTGCAGAGTTGAACTTCAAATTTAATGATGAATACACAGATAAGGTGTGTGAATTTAAATTTGATACGACTGAAATACGTGTAGTTGATGAAAAGACACAAGCTGAAATCGATAAAATCAATATCGATTCAGGCAAAACAAACATTGATGAAGTCCGTAAGCGTGATGGTTTACCACCTATACCTGGGGGTTACGGTAGTATCCATCGTGTTGACCTCAACCACGTGAATATTGCGCTTGTTGATGAGTACCAAATGAATAAATCACGTGGTACTGATAACAAATTGAAAGGTGGTGAGGAAGATGGCAAAGGAAACGAGAATCGGAAATATCACAGAAGTCCGTTCGAATGATGATAATGAAATGGTCATTGAAGGTTACGCTTTGAAATTCGACACATGGTCGGAAAATTTAGGTGGTTTTAAAGAAACAATTTCACGTAGCGCTTTAGAAAACACTGATTTGTCTGATGTACGTTGCTTAGTAGATCATGTACCGTCGCAAATTATCGGGAGAACTAAATCGGGAACATTAGAACTGGAGACTGATGATATCGGGTTGAAATACCGTTGTAAATTACCGAATACAACGTTTGCACGTGACTTGTACGAGAATATGCGTGTAGGTAACATCAATCAATGTTCATTTGGTTTTATGCTTGATGAACAAGGTGATGAAATGCGTTTTGACCAACAAGAAAACATCTATAAACGTACTTTAAAAGCGATACGTGAGCTTACAGATGTATCTGTGGTGACCTATCCGGCATACAAAGATACAGATGTTAAACCGGCATTACGTAGTATAGAAAACATTGAAAATGAAGAACGCAAAAAAGTGTTAGAATTAAAACTCAAAAAACATTCAATTACAAATAAGCTTGGTGAAGTTGGACACCATTAACAAATACAACCATTGGACGTGCTAAAAAGCGACGTCTATTTTTTATGTAAAATTTAGGAGGAATATTAATGAATAAAAAAGATATTTTACTTTCCGAAATTTCGGATTTAAAACGTAGTATTGATTTAAAAATCGGATTCGCAACGCGTGCATTAAATAACGATGAGTTAGAGAAAGCAGAAACTTTGGAAAAAGAAATTGCTGATCTACGTTCTCAAATTCAAGAAAAAGAAGCAGAGTTAAAGAAATTACAAGAGAAAGACAATACTGAAGAAACAGACGCACAACCAGTTGTAGTTGAACCTACACGCTCATACCGTCAAGCACCAAACTTAAATGAGTTAGGCGTTTCAATTCAAGACACTAAAGTGACATCACAAGAAGTTCGTGACTTCACTGACTATTTAGAAACACGTAAAGATATTCAAGGTGGGTCTTTAAAAACTGATTCTGGCTTCGTAGTTATTCCAGAAGAAATCGTTACGGACATTCTTAAATTAAAAGAAGTTGAGTTCAACCTTGATAAATATGTCACTGTTAAACGTGTTACTAATGGTTCTGGTAAATATCCAGTTGTACGTCAATCGGAGGTTGCAGCACTCGAAAAAGTAGAAGAATTAGAAGAAAACCCTGAATTAGCGGTTAAACCATTCTTCCAATTAGCATACGACATCAATACACACCGCGGTTACTTCCGCATTTCTCGTGAAGCGATTGAAGATGCGAAAGTTAACGTGTTACAAGAGTTGAAATTATGGATGGCACGTACGATTGCAGCCACTCGTAACAAAGCGATTATTGATGTAATTACTAAAGGTTCAACTGGATCAACTACTTCAGGTTTTGAAAAAGAAGGCGCTAAATTAGAAACTAAGAAAGCGAAATCGTTAGACGATATTAAAGACGCTGTGAACTTAAATGTGAAACCTAACTACGAGCATAATGTAGCGATTGTGTCTCAAACGATGTTTGCGAAATTAGACAAAATGAAAGACAAATTAGGTAACTACTTAATCCAACCTGACGTAAAAGAGAAAACACAACAACGTTTATTAGGCGCTAAAGTGGAAATCTTACCTGATGAAATGCTCGGTGAAAAAGGCACTAACAAATTAATCATTGGTAACTTAAAAGACGCGATTGTATTATTTGACCGTTCACAATACCAAGCGTCATGGACTGATTACATGCACTTTGGTGAGTGCTTAATGGTGGCAGTACGTCAAGATTGCCGAATCTTAGACTATAAATCAGCTATTGTCATTGAATATGATGACAGTCAATTGCCAGAAGAAGACCATATGGAAACACTATAGAGGTGATTGAAAGTGGCAAAATATAAAGTGAAAACGGCTTATATTGATAAAGAGTTACAAAAAGTGTTAAGAGTGGGCGACGAAGTCGATATGACGGTAAAACGCGCCAATGAAGTTAATAAAAACGGAACGCCACAAAACGGTATTTTAGAACGTATTGATGTTAAGTAGGTGATAGCAGTGAGTGATTTACAGCTATTAAAGAAGCATTGCAAGATAGACCATAGTTCAGAAGATGATTTACTGGAAATGTATTACGAATGGGCAAAAGAAGATATAGCGAGTGCGGTTACTGATGACAAGGCTTGGTTAGAGGAGCAAACATTATTTAGAACTGCAGTATACCCACTCACTGCTTATTACTTTGAAAATCGTTTGGCTTTTTCAGAAAGGAACCTTAACTATGCACCACACATGGTATTAAGTGTTGTGCATAAGTTGCGGTCAGCGTATGAAATTCAATTCGAATAGGTTAAACGAACGTGTCACTTTTTGCCATGACACCAGTAAATCAATCAATGGTCTACCACAAAAGCCAATGACAGAGGAGCTATACAGCTGTTATGCATGTATTCAAGATGCGAGAGAATCAGATATGCAGACAAGCCTAACCACAAGTTCGCAGTTTATTAAAACAATCATCATACGCGATCCACGAGGGGACTATAAACCTAACAATAAGCATTATGTAATACATGAAGGCGATAAGTACCAAATCAAATACGTCAAAAAGGACTATGAAGATAAGTCTTATGTGCGTGTTTATTGCGAGGTGGTTTTCTAATGGGTGCTAAGATTGAAAAAAACGACATAGAACAAGGGTTAGTTAGAAAGCAATTAGAGTTCAAAGCGTCGCAGAATCGTGTGTTAAGAGCTGGTGCATTAGCACTTACACCTTTATTGAAACGTAACACGCCAGTTAGTGATAACAAGCGACATGCCAAAGATAATATAGCAGTTTCGAATATTAGAACTGACCGTGATTCAAATGAAAAGTATGTGCTTATAGGATATACAAAAGGCTATTCACACCGTATACATGCTACTGAATTTGGCACTATGTATCAACGACCACAACTGTGGATTACTAAGACAGAGAAAAGCGGTAGTAAGCTAGTATATAAAGCAATGCTAACCGCTATGAAAAGGGTGATGAAATGAATGTAACAGATGTGATTTACAAGAAACTCATCGCCGATAAACGTATTACGGTTGAGGATAATATATTTAAATACGTGGTTCCTGAAAATTTTCACGAATCGACAAATCAACCTATCGTAAGAATTACTCCGTTACCGTATAATCCCGATGAATATGCGGATAATGAGGAATTCACAAGAGAATTTGACTTCCAAATCGACATTTGGTGGTCAACAGATGAACCACATGAGCAAGCAGAGGCGATTGTGGAGGATCTAAAGCAATTAAATTTTAAAGCATATTACAGAGAACCGATGTACGAGGTTGAAACTCTAACTTTTAGAGAAATCATACGTGCGTCAGGTTCTCTATTATTTTAGGAGGATTTTAAATGGAAAAATTAAAGTTAAACTTACAACACTTTGCGGAAACTACAGGTGTGTCAGGTATTGCTATTGGTGTTACTAATTTTTATTGGGCGCCGATTGAAAGTGATACTGATAAAGCTTGGAAAGTTAAATCAGGTCACCGCACACGATTCTTAAAAGAAATCGAAGTTGACCGCCCACAAGAGGTAGAAGAAGAATACGGTGACAACATGGTTGCTGCGACTGCGGTATCTAACGGTAAGTTGTCCGTTAAAACAACATTTGTGTCAATTCCTGCAGAACAAAAGGCATTCTTAGCAGGCGCTAAAAAAGGTAAAAACGGATTTAAATACGGCGCAAATGACATTCCACCAGATGTAGCTGTTGTATTTGAACGTACAAACCATGACGGGTCATCTGAATGGGTAGGCTTATTCAAAGGTAAGTTCACGCGTCCGAACTTATCAGGTCAAACAAAGCAAGATAAAGTTGAATTCCAAAACGATGAAGTAGAAGGTTCTTTCGTAGATCGTTTGTATGATGAATCATCTCATGTAACTGGTTTCGATAAAAAAGGCGCTAACACGGGTCGTGATTACGTATTTACTGAAACTTTCGGTAAAACTTTTGACGAGTTCATTAAAGACCTTGACCAAGAATTTAAGATGGAAGAGGATAAAAAAGCGATGCCGGGAAAGACGAGTAAGGAAGAGGTAACAAGTGTATCTCTTTCTAAAGAATCTACTACGATTAAGCGAGGACAGACAGAACAATTAGTGGCTACGACTGAACCCGAAGGACAACCCGTAACATATAAAGTTACTGAGGGCGAAGAATATATTAGCGTGAGTCCTGAAGGCTTAGTGAATGCAAATCAAGTTGGTAGAGGTGTTGTAACCGCTACTTCTGGCGACCAATCAGACACAATTAATGTAGAAGTAACAAGTAATTTCGAAATGTAATTTAAGAGGGGCGAGTAACCCCTCTTTTATTTTTGCGCAAAAATAAAAAAATGAAGGTAGGAATTAAAAATGGCAAGAACTTCAATCGAACTAATTACAGGTTATACAAAGGCGGGTAAGCCACAGACTAAAAAGTATTTGGCTAAACCAAGTTTGTCACTATTTGACACTATTCAAGGTTCAAAATTATCAAAACGATTAACAAAAGCGTTCAGACAACCAGACTTTGACGAGTTATCACAAGAAGAATTCGAGAATTTAAGTGAAACTGAACAAAAAGAGTACCAAGCTAAGATTGAAGAATACCAAGAACAAGTCGCTCAGCAATTTGATGTACTAGATGAGGTAACGACATTTGTTGCTGAAGGATTCGATAATCAATTTACATCTGAAGAATTACAAAAAGGTATTCCAGCGGGTCCAGAAGGACTGAACACTTTAGTAACAGTGCTAGAAAAGCTGATCGCAGGAGATGTGGACGACACAAAAAAGTTCGTGACCGAGCAGAAGAAATAAATCCTGAGGACTTAACACCTGAAGGTAGATACAACAACTATATGAAAGTTGCGAAGCAGTTAATTGATGAAGGCATGGATCCTGAAAAAGTGGCGAACATGCCGATTCATTTCTTTTTAGAGATTGTTAATTCAAGAGTCGAACACAAGAAGAAAGCAACTAGCTTTGCGCAAGTGTTCGGCTAATTTTTGAGGAAAGGAGGAAACTAGATGCCAACAGTAGCAGGTAATATGGTCATAAAAGTTGATTTAGACGGGTCGGGGTTTAATCGTGGTATTACTGGATTGAATCGACAAATGCGCATGGTTTCAAGAGAAATGAGCGCCAACCTTTCAAAGTTTGGGCGTTATGATCAATCGCTTGAAAAGTCAAAAGTGAAAGTTGATGGATTAACGAAACGCCAACAAATTCAAGCTCAAAAAGTCAGAGAATTGAAAAACAATTATGACCAATTATCAAGAGAAACAGGAGAAAATAGTGCTAAAACACAGGCTGCTGCCGCTAAATACAACGAAGCCTATGCCGAATTAAATAAATACGAACGTGAACTTAATGAAGCAACAGCCGAAATGAAAGCCTTAGAGCGTCAACAACAAGTGTTAAATACAACCATGGGAAAAATCGGCAGCAAATTCAGTGAGTTGGGACCACGTCTGCAAGAAATAGGTAGTAAAATGCAATCTGTTGGTCGGAACATGAGCATGTATGTAAGTGCGCCAATTGTTGCCGGTTTTGGTGCAGCAGTTAAAAAGAGTATAGACTTTGACGACTCAATGCGTAAAGTTAAAGCCACATCAGGTGCTACGGGTAGTGAATTCCAACAATTACGTGATAAAGCACTTGAGATGGGTGCTAAAACTAAATTTAGTGCTAGTGAATCCGCTGATGCATTAAATTACATGGCACTGGCAGGTTGGGACACTAAAGACATGCTTGGCGGTATTGACGGTGTCATGCAGTTAGCAGCCGCATCAGGTGAAGATTTAGGTCAAGTAAGTGACATTGTAACGGACAGTTTAACTGCATTTGGAATGAAAGCGAAAGATAGCGGACACTTTGCCGATGTCTTAGCACAAACAAGTTCTAAAGCTAACACTGATGTCCGTGGTTTAGGTGAGGCGTTTAAATATGCAGCACCAGTTGCAGGGGCTTTAGGATACACTGTGGAAGATACATCTATTGCTATTGGATTAATGTCTAATGCGGGTATTAAAGGAGAAAAGGCAGGGACTGCGCTACGTACTATGTTTACTAACTTATCAAAGCCCACAGGCGACATGAAAAAGAAAATGGATGAGTTAGGTATATCTATTACTGATAGCAATGGCAACATGTTACCAATGCGTGATGTAATGGATCAATTACGTGGTAAGTTCAAAAATCTATCTAAAGAGCAACAAGCGAATGCTGCATCCACAATATTTGGTAAAGAAGCCATGAGTGGTGCGTTAGCAATTATTAATGCGTCTGATGAAGATTATCAAAAGTTAACAAAGTCAATTGACGGTTCTAAAGGTGCTGCGAATCGTATGTCCAAAGAAATGGAAGGCGGTATTGGTGGTTCACTTCGTCAAATGAAATCGGCTATTGAATCGTTAGCGATTAGTATAGGTGACGTAATGGCACCGTACATTAAAAAGTTAGCGGAATGGGTATCACATGCAGCAAGTAAATTAAATGAGATGCCTAAAGGTACGCAAAAGATAGTTGTCGGTCTAGGTTTAGTAGCCGCTGCAATAGGTCCTTTACTTGTAACACTAGGTGTAATGGTGTCTACAATAGGTAGTGCAATGACTGTAATAGGTCCGTTGATGACAAGCATTAAAACGTTAAGCTTTATTACTAAAGGTTGGGCGTTAGCGACTGGCTTTCTAAATACTATTCTAGGTGTGGCAAAAGGACAAATAGCATTACAAACAGTCTTAACTGGTAAGTATTCATTAGTCACTAAAACGGCTGCACTTGTAACACGTGGTTTAGGTTTAGCAATACGATTTATGACTGGTCCCGTTGGTCTTGTAATAACTGCAGTAGGTTTATTAGTTGCTGCAATTGTCCATTTGTGGAGGAATAACGAGACGTTCCGTAATAATGTAATTAAAATATGGAATACTATTAAAGATGGTTTGTTGACTATTTGGAATGGTATTAAAACATTCGGTATTGCAGTATGGAATGGATTAAAAACCGGCGTAATGTACATCGTTCAGACATGGTGGACGTTAATGAAAGCTTACTTTAATATATGGAAAGCTGTGATAACCACTATATTCAACACAATTAAAAATGTCATCATTGGTGTGTGGAATACCATTAAATCTGTGACGATGTTTATCATTAATGCTTGGAAGACTGGAATTACGGCAATTTTTAACGGGTTACTTATAATCATTAAAGGCATACTAAATTTATACAGAAATGCATTTATTAATACTTGGAATTTGATTAAATTTGCTGTTATGTCTGTAGCACGTGCAATAGCTAATGTAGTAATCAATAGTTGGAATAACATTAAAAATGCAACTATATTTATTTTCAATTTAGTCAAAGGCATTATTACTACAATTTTGAGTTCGATAAAATCAACGATGTACAGATTGGCAAGTGGCGCGTATCAAATTGTCAAAAATATTTGGTATTCATTAAGTCGCACGACACAAAATATTTTTTCGAGTTTACGAGCATGGATTTCTAGTGTGTGGTCCAGTATTAAAAATTCTGTCGTTAGATATGTCAGGATTTTATGGGACGGCGTTAAACGTACTTGGTACAATTTATTCGACGGAACACGCAATATATTTAATCGCGTTAAATCATTCCTAGTTGATAAGTGGGATTCAATTAAACGTGCAGTTACTGGTATAGCAAGTGATTTATGGGGTGCTGTAAAACGTACGTTTAACAATATGAAAAACGGGCTTGCAAATATTATAGATAAAATCAAAGGTCATATTGGTGGAATGGTTAGTGCCATTAAAAAAGGTTTGAATGGATTAATTGACGGTTTAAACTGGGTAGGCTCTAAATTGAGTTTACCTAAAATACCTAAATTATCCACAGGTACACAACGCATTAACCGACATATAAGCACGACATCTGATGGACGCCTTAAACACGGTACTATGGCAGTCGTGGGAGATAAAGGTCCTGGTAACGGCAGAGGTATTGATGGCAGAAGAGAATTAATCCAATACCCAAACGGACGCACGGCATTAACACCTGCCAAAGACACGACTACATTTTTGCCTAAAGGGTCACGTGTAATTAGTGGTAGTATGCGACAACAGATGTTATCTACTGGCACGCTTCCACACTTAAGTCTTGGTACATGGTTTAATAATGCCAAAGATTGGGTCGGCGATAAAGTTAGAGGCGCTGGCGAGTGGCTTACTGATAAAATTGGTGATGTCCTAGATTATATTGATGACCCGGCTAAATTATTTAATAAGTTACTGTCTAACCTAGGCATCAACTTTGATTCCATAACAAAAGGTATGGGATTAGTTGGAGACATCACACGTGCCGCTTTCAATAAAATCAAAAAGGGTGCCATTGACTGGATGCAAAGTGGTTTCGATTCTCTTGGTGGTGAATTAGTCGGTGGTATTTTAGACCCTGACAAAATTAACTATCATTACGGACACACTGCAGCATATACTGCAGCAACAGGTAGACCATTCCATGAAGGTGTCGATTTTCCTTTTGTTTATCAAACTGTACGTACGCCGATGGGTGGAAGGTTGACGCGTATGCCGTTTATGAGTGGGGGTTATGGTAACTATGTAAAAATTACAAGTGGTGCGATAGATATGTTATTTGCTCACTTAAAAGACTTTAGTAAGTCACCACCATCAGGATCAACTGTTAAGCCAGGTGATGTTGTTGGATTGACTGGTAACACTGGATTTAGTACAGGACCACACTTGCACTTTGAAATGCGTCGAAACGGTCGACACTTCGACCCTGAACCATATTTAAGGAAAGCGAAAGCAAATGGTAGATTAAATGTTGGTGGTGGTAAAGGTTATCCATCAGGTAGTGGCGCAACATATGCAAGTCGCATTATTAGACAAGCACAAAATGTGTTAGGTGGTCGTTATAAATCACGATATATTCATGATGCGATGATGAGACTTGCTAAGCGTGAATCTAATTACCAACCAAACGCGGTTAACAATTGGGATATTAATGCACAACGTGGCACACCTTCAAAAGGCTTGTTCCAAATGATTCAACCGACATTTATGGCTAACGCTAAATCGGGTTACACAAATTTTAATAATCCACTGCACCAAGGCATATCTGCATTACAATATATCGTTAGAAGATATGGTTGGGGTGGCTTTAATCGTGCTGCAGCATACGCATATAAAACTGTTGGTCTCGTCCACAATGGCTTATATCATTTAGGTGACGACGGTTATCCTGAATGGATTATCCCTACAGACCCTAGCCGTGCAGATGACGCAGCTAAATTACTTGCTTTGGCTAGTAATGATATTAGTAAGAATAAACGTCCTAAACACTTTAGTAGCCCTAATGTGGGTGGTAATGGCGATAGCTATTTAGAGAAAAAGTTAGACACAATGATTGGTTTACTAATTAAATTGGTTGGGTCTAACGAAGAAATCGCAAATAAGGATTACGAACCAGTGATTGATAACTTCGGTTTAGGTGATTTTATCAACAAAACCGTAGATAAAAGAGAACGTGACACATCACGTAAACAAAGATTTAACGCAGGAGGTGTGTTTGCTTAATGAACGATACAATAATAGTTAATGATAAGACACTTCCGTGGTTGTTTGTGCAAAGAGGGTTTAAAATACCCTCTTTTAATTTTGCCATAAAAACGGAAAAAGTAGATGGCAGACCTGGTAGCGTTTATCAAGGTCGTAGTTTAAATGAATACAATTTCGAATTACCGCTAGTTATCAGTAATGACCGTTTAGCACATAGTGGCATGAAGTCACACGACGACATTTTGAATGAGTTGGTTAAATTCTTTAACTACGATAAGTCAGTTAAATTACAATTTAAATCAAAAGAATGGTACTGGAATGCACACTTTGAAGGTCCTATTGAGTTATTCAGCAAAACTGAAAACCATATTAATATGGTTAATTTAAAAGTGGTTTTAACTGATCCTTACAAGTATTCTGCAAAAGGTACTAAAAATACTGCAATTAGTGATGCAGTAAGTGTTGTTAATACAGGTACTGCAGATACACCAATAGTTGTGGAAGCAAGGGCATTGAAAAATTCCAATTATTTTATGATCACTAAAAAAGATGAAGATTACTTTATGATTGGTGATGATGATGTGGATAATAAAGTTAAAGATTACTCTCCTTTAATTCTAGGTGATGAGTTACGCACATTAAGTGGTTGGAATAAGCAATCTTCTAATAATATAAATGATAATTATACAGGTGGTGCAGTTGGTGGTACATTTGGACAATCCACAAGTAAAGAAAGTGTTTATTTAAACACTGAAAGTATTAATGGCGAGGGTTGGCAAGGTGCAATGTACAAACGTAGCTTTAGTAAGCAAATCAACAACTTCAGTGTGACATTTAAAATTGCAGTGAATCAAAAACGTAAGGGCGCAAATCGAACAACGCAATATTTATATGACACTGATGGACGCGTAATTGCGTCGATTGGATATACTAACCCTAATGCAAATCAAGTAATAGGACGAATAATTATTTGTTTATATAATCAGAGTGGCGAACCTAAAAAGATTTATGACTATAAAAATAATCCTACGATTTATGGTATGGATGAATTTGTTGTATACATGCGCTTAACACGTATTGGCAAGGAATTCACGATTAAGACTTGGAAGTATAGAGAAATACCTTATCCATTACGTAAGATTGCGTTTGATACACATGAAGTTACATTTACTGATAAAGGCGATTTCTATAATCGACCAATAAGTGCAGTTTCGATTTATTCTGCTAAAAACGGGACTAATAACTTTATGCCAGTGTTTTTATTAGGTAGTTACATTCGTGAATTATTAGAAAAGCCACCTGGAGAAAACGATATGATCATAAAAAGTGGCGATGATATTGTGGTAGATATGACGAATAATGTGGTGATGGTTAATGACGAACCATTCACTCACGAGAAAACATTTGGTAGTGATTATTTCAATGTAGAAACCGGTCATACCGAATTGATGATTCATCCGCCTAATACCTTTGATACAACAATAAAATGGCAAGATAGGTGGTATTAAAATGCTACATGTACTTGATTTTGAAGGTAATATCATAGATTTTATCAGTAAAAATGATAAAGCGCTTATTGATATTAAACATGAGCGCAACATTAAAGATTATACTGAAATACTAGACATTACGATTTTAGCAAGCAGGGCGGTAAAGTTTAAAGAACGTAACAGAGTGATTTTCTTAGATAGTCGAAATGAACCGCGTGAATTTATTATCAATCGTATAGAACAAGACAGTACAAGTAAATATTCATTAATCGAATGTAATGCATCATATTTAGAAGATATTGCAACAGCCGTACCATATCCTCCTCAAAAGTTTGAAAAGTTTACGACCACACAAGCACTTAGCGATGTGTTAAAAGATACGGGTTGGAAAGTAAGTGACGATACTGAATATAACGGCACACGTACAACGTCATGGACAAGCTATCAATCAAGATTTGATGTGCTTAAACAACTGACGACCACATACAAAATGGTTATAGATTTCCACATTGATTTGGATAGTCGTAAAGTCAAATCACGTTACGTAAGTCTGAAAGAACCAAAACCTTTATTTAAAGGGAAAGAAATTGTGCGTGGCAAAGATTTATTGGGATTAAAGCGTACAGTAGATGTATCTGAAGTACGTACTGCACTGATTTGTTTGGGCCCTGAAAAAGAAAATGGCGAACGTATTAAGTTAATTGTGCAAGACGATGAAGCACAAAAACAATTTGGATTACCCACACGTTATATTTGGGATATATACGAACCTGAAACTGAAGATGAGAACATGACCGAACAACGCTTACGCACTTTAGGTAATACTCAACTTAACAAAGTAAAAAACGCTGCAGTAAGTTATGAAGTGACGTCTTTAGATATTAAAAAAGCGTATCCACATGAAATCATCCGTTTAGGCGACATCGTGCGTGTGAAAGACAGAGACTTTACCCCTGCATTATATGTAGAAGGTGAAGTTATATCTGAAACGTATTATGCGCTAGATAACAAGAGTGAATATACATTCGGAAATTATATTGAATATAAAGAGTCTGATCTACGTGCAGAATTTGCTAAAAAACTTGATGCGATACGTCAAAAGTTAAATGACGGTTTAACTAATGTGAATACTATCGTTGCAGATGTGGTTGAAGGTAAGCTTGAATATTTCGAACGTAAAATAATTAAAGGTGCTGAACCGCCTGAAAATCCCGTGAACGATATGTTGTGGTTAGACACAAGTAATCCTGATGTAGCAGTATTACGACGATACTGGGAGGGGCAATGGATTAATGCGACGGCAGAGAAAGCCGAAGATATTGGTGCAATCACTCGCGAAAAGGCATTATATAGTGAGTTGAATAACACATTCGTTAACCTATCCATTCAACATAGCAAGTTGTTGAATGAAATGCACTATGTCATGAATAGTGAGTATTTAGTGGACTTTGATTTAAAAGATGAATTGAATTCTAAACTTGACGCTACTGTATCAATTTATAACAACATTAAGAATAACATAGATAGCATGACCGATGAGACTGCCACTATAGGTAAGTTAATCGATACACAAACACTGTTTTTAAATTATAGAACAACTATGCAAGAATTATACACTGTGGTTGAACGTGCAAAGATAGCGATTGATGAACGATTTAAATTGTTACAATCGCAGTATACTGAAGAAAAGTTTAGAGACGCACTTCAAGGAATTGCAGATAAATTTGGATTACAAGTGAACGAACAGAATCAACTTGTAGGCGAACCTAATGTAGTTGAGAAAGCGGTTATTGCAGTGAGAGAAGATACTAAAGAACAACTTAGAGATTACGTTAAATCAGTTGATTACCAAACAAATCAACAAGGTTTAATTGAACGCATGGAATCGGCAGACGCAGAACGTAAGACACTTGCCGGTCAAATCAGTGATAAAGTCACTAAAGCAGAATATCAAAGTAGCTTAGATAGCATTAAAATCGGTGGCGTGAACTTATTTGAAGCGTATGACAGTGCAACACATGGTAATAGCGTACATTCGTCTATAACGTCCACAGAATCGTTTAGAGGCAAGTATTGGGCGACAACTATATATTCTGCTGATTATCTTAAGAAGATACTCACACCTGGCGAAGAATACACATATTCTTATGAATTAGAAATTGTCGGATTATCTGATTATGACGTTCAGTATGCAGCACAACATGGCATTATCTTATATAGTCAATCGGTTTCGAAAGATCGTATCACAACTAGCTATAAATCAATTGAACGGATATTAAATAATAAATTTAAAGTCACTCAAACATTTGTTGCTCCTGAAATTATTGACCACAGATTTATGGCATATTCAGGTTTATATACACCTGATGGACGATTAGGCACGCAACGTGATTCAAACTTAGTAGAAATACGTAATTTAAAACTAGAAAAAGGAAACAAAGCTACTGATTACACTGAAGCACCATCAGATGTGACACGTGGGACTGATAAGAAGTTGTCTGTTGCTAAAACTGAAATACTACAAGACGGCGAACAAATATCGCAACGGGTATCACGTGAAGTATTTAACGCAAGCAGTCAAACGTTGAACCGTGTTGTGTCAGAATTTATCAACAACACCACAGACGGTATGACGTTTACTTATGATGATAATAGTAATATTCAGTCATTTAACGTAGGACCACAAGGCGTCAAAATTAAAGGTGATAAAGTGGATATTAAACTGAACAAAGAATTTAATCTGCTTGTGGGTGATGTTAGTAAAAAGGCTGATGAAACAAATATTATCAATAAAATTAATTTGTCTCGTGAAGGATTAGACATCAATGTAAATAATATAGGCATACGCGGTGGCGATTCCGTAAATTACCTAGAAATTAAAAATAATAGTGTATTGTCACGAGGTAGATTTACTCGAACATGGGCTAATAAAACTGATTCTGCTAATTTAACACTTGGTATCAGAGAAGGATATTTGATGGTGTCCAACGAAGATACAGGTTATAACCTTTATATGACTGAAAAAGGCTTGTCCACAATGATGAATGCGACTAGTGGTGAAACTGCGGGTACATTAGAATTTCATTATCAAGGTTACAACGAGAATTCACGCGGGGTACGCTTGCATTCCACATATGGAGCGGTTGCTTTAGAATCAGATCAGTCACGGATATATACTGTAGCCAACTTAACTAATAACATTGAATCAAGGCAATATGGGGTATACATTAGACCTTTTAAAGACACACGTGCTGGTTTAAATGAGTTTTACTTTTATGTAAAAGATAATGACAGTGTTAGTGACACTGACGGTGCTATTCTCTACGGAAACATAAGCGACGAAAGAGGAGAGCATGGTTCAGGTATACGTTTTAGTAAATCGCGTACAGATAATATTGTGTATATTACAAATCGTGATGGAGATATTGGAACGGGAGATATATCAGTAAGAAACGCTGAAATACGAGAACATATCCGCACACAAGGCATGTTAGAAATTAGACAGTGGAATGATGCACGGGCATATAACCAAGTTAAAGTTGGAGCCGTTAACACTACTAATAGTGTAGTTATGGCAAGTCATAGTGGTGGTAACGCTTATTATGGTGTAGGTACACAAGAAATGAGGGTTACTGATAACAACGGATATAATGGAGGCAACACAAGGTATAAAAGTGTTCGTGCTGACACATTTTATGGTAAGACTGCCTCAAATTCTTCCGAAAAATATAAAACCAACATAACAAAATGGGAAGTAGATGCGACGCAGTTAATAAAAGACACTGTGTTTTATGAATATAACTATAAATCCGACTTACAAAATGGTAATGAACAAAAAAGTCACGGAATTATTATAGAAAGAGAAATGCCTAAATTTATTACTAGAGATAATGATTCTATCGACTTGTATGAATTTATTTCAACTATAGGTAAAGCACTACAAGAGCAAATAAAACGTAGTGATGAACTAGAATTTAAATACGAAAATATACTACGAATTTTGGAGGAATATTCTAATGAACAAACAAGTTAATCCACAATGGGTTATTGATAACCTAGCAACTTCAAATGCAGAATTACAAAAAGAAAACGCAATTTTGCGGGCATTAATTACACAATTACAAAACAAGGATAATGAAGCGTCTGACGGTGAATAATCGTTAGGCGTTTTTATTATAAATAAATTTATTGGAGGAATTAAAAATGGAAAACAAAGTAACAGAGTATTATTTAGTAGAAGTGGACAAGAGAGGAGAAGAAAGCTGCTTAATGCAAAACTATTCAAACAGTTTTGTGCGTGGTGCTTCGCCTGCTAATGCATATAAGTTTACCGATGAAGAACAAGTCAAACAGGTATGCGCAATGCAGAATATGTTAGCTGGCATTTTTAAAAATGGAGCTAAAACATATTATGTGAAGCAAGACATTACGCGTAATTCGTTTGATGAAAAAGGCGAACCCTATAAGAAAGATAGAGAAGATGAATCTGACTCATTAGAGGTTTAATAAAAAAGTAGGTGACGTAATGTTTGGTTTTATCAAACGACGAGAGCACGAATGGAGAATCATGCGTTTAGAAGAAAATGATAAAGATATGTTTAAAAAGTTGGATAATATTGAACATAGTCTAAGAACGCAAGAAAAAGTCTATGACAAACTCGATCGAACTTTTGAAGAGTTAAAACAAGACAGATTAAAAGAGGAACAGAACAAAAGAGAAAATGCCAAAAATATTAAAGATCTCAAAATGTGGATGCTTGGTGTAATTGGCACGATTGCCAGTACCATCATCATCGCAATTTTACGTACATTATTTGGGATTTAAGGAGGTGAACGCTATGTTATTTGGATACAGCTTCTGGGCATGCTTCTGGTTTGGGAAATGTAAATAAGATTAAAAGTCGGCGCTAATGCGTCGGCTTTTTAAGTTAAGGAGATGAATTGAATGGATATTAAAGTAGTAGCACGTTACATTGTTTTAATCTTAGCTTTGGTCAACCAGTATTTAACAACGAAGGGCATTAACCCTTTGCCAGTTATTAGTGAAGAAGATATATCCTCTTTATTAATGACAATTATGGGCTTGTACATGGCATATAAGAACAACCCTAATACTAAAGAGGCACAATGGGCTAACCAAAAAATGAAGAAGTATAAAGCGGAACAAAAGTATATTAAAGCAACTGGTGCTATGCCTCAAAAAGACATTGTCGAACCAGTTGAAATCGAGGAGAACCTTTAAGGGTTCTCTTTTATTGAGGTGATTAAATGAGAACTTTAGATGAGGCTATAAAATGGCTTAACAACTCTGTAGGTAAGCAATACGACTTTGATTTGGCTTTTGGCTACCAATGTTACGATTACGCTAACAGTTACTTCAATTATATGACTGGTTTCAGATTAAGTGGAATGTATGCTAAGGATATTCCTACTGACAATGCTAGTTTACTTCGTGATATAGCGACAGTGTACGAAAATACCCCTAACTTTTTACCGCTACCAGGTGACATAGCTATTTTCAATGGAAGGTACGGAGCTGGTTCTGGGCATGTTGCGGTAGTAACTAAAGCAACATTAAATAGTTTTGAAGTTATCGAGCAAAATTGGCAAGGTGGAGGATATGTGAATGGACGTCCAGGTTGGGAAAGTGCTACAAGACGGTGGCACCAATATGACAACCCAATGTGGTTTATTAGATTGAACTACGCTAAGAAGAAGTCTATTACTAGTCTATTACCTAGCAAGACACCTAAACCAGTTAAACTTAAAGTGGCACTTGTACCTGGTCATGGGTACAATGATCCTGGTGCAGTTGGTAATGGGACTAATGAACGTGATTTTATACGTAAGAACATCGTGCCAAATGTCGCCAAGTATCTGCGCACAGCAGGACATGATGTTTATTTGTATGGTGGGTCTAATATGTCGCAAGATATGTATCAAGACACCGCATATGGTCAACGTCTAGGTAATAAAAAAGATTATGGCTTATACTGGCTTAAGCGCAACCAGAATCCTGATGTAGTTGTTGAGTTTCATTTAGATGCAGCGGGGGCAAGTGCAAGTGGTGGACATGTGATTATTTCAAATAAATTTAATGCAGACACAATAGACAATGGCATACAGTCCGTCATTAAGTCTAATTTGGGTCAAATTCGAGGTGTGACGCCACGTAATGACTTGTTGAATGTCAATGTATTAGCAGAGTTAAATGTCAATTATAGGCTTGCTGAACTAGGTTTTATCACTAACAAAAACGACATGGATTACATTAGAGCGAATACCGAGAAATACTGTCGCGACATCGCTGGGGCTATACACGGCAAACCTATCGGTGGTACGTTAGCAGGTAAAACACAAGTTAATCGTATATCTTGGGGGTTAAGTGGAACATTCTATCCAGATAGAGCGATTAAAGTCCGACGTCAAGCGGGGTTGAATGGTGAAGTAGTTGACCAAGCGTCTTGGCTATATAGTAAAGATGACTGGGTTAAGTTTGATCAAGTGATAAAAAAAGATGGCTATTGGTGGATAAGATTTAAATATCAAGCGCCAGGCGCAATTAAAGCCTATTTCTATTGTGCAGTATGTAAGATCACTGACAAAGAAGAAAAAATTAAAAATGAAACTTATTGGGGAAATATTAAGTGGCTATGAGTTGCCGTATAAAACATTAGTATGTTATATTAAATTCGTGAGGAAGTAGTGTTCCCTCTCACACTGAGTATATTTTTCGCGTATTGCATACGACGCTTAAAAGTTGTGACGGTCTTAATTGACCGTCTTTTTTATTAATAAAGACAAAAAATATTAAAAAAACTAGGGTGACAAATGAGCCGAAGTATGTTATGGTTTATAAAGAAAATATCCCTTATGTTATAACTATTTACCTCACATTTTGCAGACAATGTGAAAATTGACGGTCTTAATTGACCGTCTTTTTTGTTTGTGATAAATTATCTTTAAGGTTTGCTAAAAATCTTATATCCGTACATCCAAGTACCTGAGAGTAGCCCTTGCGGCTGCTCTTTTTTTATGTTATCTTATTTATGTGGTTGTTTTATACGTGAATATAAGTGTATTTTCAGGCTAGCCGTAATGGTTAGCCACTTTTTTATGTTAAAATGTGAGTACATGCTAAAAATAATAATAGTAATTATTACACTTCCTAACCACCTATGCATGTCACTGGGTGGTTTATAATTAATTATAAAACGATACATAAAATCCGTGCTTAATTTTATGATAAATGGTAGCTATATAATTTTTGTCATTATATGTAGTTTAAAAATAACTTAAATATAATCAGTTAATGAATGTTATTGAATATATGTAGTTGATAAATATATTTGCATGTGTTAAGTTGTTTAAAGCATAAGAAATTATGCTTGATGTTTACTAGATTTTTTCATGTATTTGTTAGAGAGGCGGTCATTTAAGACCGCTTTTTATGTTAAAAGGTTCTTTAAAATATCTTTAGTGATTTTCAATTTCAAATCAGTGTGTTATACTATATAAAGACATACTTTTAGTTTCATTTATATTACACACGCTATTTAAACTTACTTAAAGGTTTTGAACGGTCTCCATTGACCGTCTTATTGATTTATGTTATTTTAAAGACTGATCAATTTGTTATAAACCCATGGTTTTAGGCTAACCTCAATGGTTGGCCTATTTTTTTGTGTTATAATACATATAGACTACCGGTAACCAATCCGACTGTATTTAACCACCCGTGCTAGTTAAGGGTGGTTGTTTTTGATTGACAGTTAAAATATATAGATTAATACATAAGGATAAAGACAAAGCCCTCACTCCTTATTAGAAAAATAAGTTCTGATGTGAGGTTTTTTTGGTTACATATCACCAAAGTAAAGATGTCAAATGTAGGTTGATTATTATATTTGGTCTTTTTTGTAAAAAATGGATATACCTTATACTTAATATGTATCTAAAACTGTTTTTTTGTATTATAATAGGTAAAACTAAGTGATATAAATCGAAAAAAAGCCGTTAAAAGAGAAAAAGGTGATATGTTATTATGAATTATAAGAATTTAAAGAAAATATTTCATATGAGCGGATATCAAAATATGGAAAATGAATATCAATTAAGATTAAGTCATTTTTCAACATATAGTACTGGAATTGAAATCAATCCAATGAGAGATCAGGTTCAAATCAGAAATGTAAAATACCCCTTATTTTTTTGCCCCACTAAAGAATTGTTTATGAAATCAGAAAAGATTTTAATGAATTCAAATAAAATCAATATGCTAATGCATAGTCAGCCAGGAGTCGCAACATCTTCATATCACAAAAAATTATTAATAAATGAACTACAAAGCACAAACGAAAAAGAAAATGTTAAAAGTACTAAAAAGGAGTTAGCATCAGTATTATATAAATCTGGGGTGACTAGTAATAAAAGATTTAAGGGATTAGTCGATCTATATAATTTATTATTGAGTGATGAAGAAATTAATTTTAACGAAGTGGCTGATTTCAGAAAGGCTTATGATTTATTATTATCAAATGAGATTGATGAAGAAGATCTTCCGGACGGATCAATGTTTAGAAAAGATGGTGTAGGTGTTAGAGATTTGTCAAGAGAAAAATGGTTGCATAGAAATGAATATACAGAATATGAAATAATAGACTTTTTAAATAAGATTATAGCATTCATTGATTATTATGAAGCTCCCAAGTTGTTAAAAGTATTAGCAAGTCATTTTATGTTCGAATATTTACATCCATTTTATGATGGGAATGGAAGGCTAGGAAGATATATAATAGCTAAATTAATAAATGATAATCTGGAGCATGTTACTGCTTTAACATTCTCATACACGGTGAATAGAAATAAGAAGAAGTATGATAAAGCTTTTGAAGAAACATCTGAATTTTATAATAAAGGTGAGCTTACTTCTTTTATAGATGTTATGTTGGATTTAATAATTGAGGGACAAGAAAGTGCTATTGAACAATTTGAAGAAAATATTGCGATGATTGATCAGTTAGATAAAGGGTTGAAAAAGCTGAATATAAAAGAACCTGATAAAAACGTTTTATTTGTATTATTGCAAGACAAGGTTTTTGGTAGTGAATACACAAGAATTAGTTTAAAAGAATTGGTTAATTATTTACCTTTTAAAAGAAAAAAAGTAGATAGCATTATAAGTAGACATAAAGATAAACTAATCGAAATTAAGAGTAATCCGAAAGTGTACGAAATAAAAGATGTGTTTATAAGCGAATTAATTCAATACAAATGATTATAACCCGAAACAAATACTTAAAAGTATAACTTTCATCATTATGACTTTTATATATCATAATTATTCGCAATTATTTGAAATGATTTTCAGAAATGACTATGTACTCAATGCAACTGATGCGACGATTGCCTGTTTTTGTGCTGAAATATAATTTGTGTGAATCAAACAATTGTTAGGTCTATAGACCTATATATTTTTAATTTAAAAATGATATTATTTATTTAAGCGGAAAGGAGGTTTTACTATGTCAGTAAAAGATGTAATAAAACAATCTTGGGAAGATTTAAAAAGTTTGGAATTTAACTTTCAAAATTTATGTATTTTAGCTATTGCGACAATTATAGCGAGTACCATCATAAGCCCGTTATTAGGTATTCCTATCGGTTTGTTAGGTAGTGCATACTATATCCAAAGTCGAAAAAGAAATAAGGCTTAATTTATGCTATAATGGTTATATGAAATAGTTGTTCCATGAAACGACTCGGTCACTGGCACAGACCGCTTAAAGTGCCTACATCACATTAACTGAGAATTCACATGACGTTGCTGACGAGTGACATAGCTCTGTGTCCTCGAATGAGGGTAGGTTAATGTGGTGTGTTTTAATATAATTGTTTAGAAGGTTGCATAATTTTTTTTAAAATGATATGATTATTTTACCCTAATTAGCAACAGTATCTAGATTAGTAAGTGCTTAGCCGTAACTAATAAAAAGTTACGGCTTTTTTTATCTATAAAAATAAGGTTGTTGATATCAAAATATAGTCTAAAGCAATATGAGGTATCGCTCCACCTAACAATGACTTTGATTTAAACCACATAAATGTAAAAGGGACTCTTATAGCACTAATAACTATTAGACTTTGATAAACATTCCAATCATAAGTTGGTAAATGAATAGCACCAAACACCAGTGAACTAACTAACACTGAAGTAAATATTGCGAGTTTTTTAGATGTGTATTTTAAAAGTAAAATTAGAATCGGTAAACAAACTGCAGCAGTAATTAATTCTTCTCCTAATAAGTGAATCCATCCAAGAGCATAAAACATACCCTTTGAGAATAGGTCATTACTATTGGATATTTGTTCAATTCCTTGATTAGCAGATAAATTAGCTATACCTAAAAGTTTTCCTATTAAAACTGTAGAAGCACCTATAAGTATACAAGATAATGCTATTAATGGGGTCCATAAAAGCATATTAGCTTTAGGTAATTTTAATAATTTTTTTACACCCATTTTTCCATATTGAAAATATAACGTTGCAATAC